TTCAAAGATATCTTCTACAGTTTCTAAATGTAGGTATAACATCTTACCCATATCAATGCCAATCACATCCAAAAACTCTTGTGAAACTGAAGTCTCTGTATCTATATAGACAGCGATTCCATCCTTCTTTTGAGTTTCGGCAAGGATGTGTGCACCAAGTAATGATTTACCACTTGATTCCAACCCATTGATTTCTGTAATTCTACCTACAGCAATTCCACCGTTGGGTTTATTGGCAATTGCCAAATCCAACATAGAACTGCCAGTAGAAATGAAATCCTTGATATCGGTTGGTGTGGAATCACTACCATCGAGAAAATATGCTACTTTAGTATCTTTGAACTTTTTATTTAGTGAGTCTGCTAAAACATTAGCTAAAACATCGTGTACGGACATTCATTATCTCCTTTAGAAATAAGAGCCGTCTTGGATTGACCTTGACGGCCCCAATTTTTTATTTAACTATTGAACAAATCATCAAAGGCATCAGATGTATTTGACACTTTTGAAGTTTCAAGTTGAGGTGTAGATACAGTATCTTTTGTATCTTCTTCTGATGGTTTATCATCAGGATTCAACCATTCGTTCAATACTCCTGTCAAATCATCATAGCTTTGCTCTTGATAAATGTCACGAATATCCTGTTGTTTTTTAACCAATTCAAGAACTTCAGGTTCATCTGAAACTGCTGTTTGATTTGGTTTAACACGAATATTAGTCTTAGGGAAACTTGCTCCTGTTTCTTCTGCCGATAGAAATTCTACCACGACATCTCTACCATTTACAGGATCAGTTATATCACCATAATCAGGATCAGCAATAATTGAAAGTAATTCTTGGTATACGGTTTTACCGAATCCCCAAAATTTTACTCCTTGTTTCTCTTCACCACGAACTACAACTGGAGCAAAAGTTCTCATTTTTGCTTCGAGTTTTCGTGATAATTGATAATCTTCTTTATTACCACTTGCACGAAGTTTCTGTGCAAATTCTTCAATTGGGTCAGGACGACCAAAACTGATTGGTGATAAATAAGAACGATTGTTTAGATTGTAGTGAAAAAACAACTCGATAAAAGGATTGTCCTTATTAAATTCATAAGGCACAATTCTAATTTGTGTTTTACCAGGTTGTGGTTTCCAAAGACTTGATGTACGATTGTTTGTTGTTTGAAGCTGATTTAGCCTCTTACGGATTGCGTTTAAGTCCATTGAGTATTCTCCTATTATTATTATTCATTATTCATTTGTTAATCAAGTGTAACCTTGATACATAAATAAATATAACCTATTATTATTAAAATGTAATTTATTTTATTTTTTTTAATAAAAAAAAGAGACCCGTGTTTTTAAGTTTGTAATATAGTGGAAACTAAAAATCGTGAGCCTCTTTTTTTAAAATCTTTATTCGAAAATTTTAAATGAAAATTTTGGGGGTGTGGACAAACCATTTCCACATCGAATCACTTCAATTTTTTTTACTCCATACTTTGCCACCGAAAGTTACTTCGGTTCTCCTTAATGTTATTAACATCGGTAGAGCGGATACAATTCCTTGACAAATACCTTAGCCCTTGAAGTGTGGCTTCTTCGGTCAGTTTTCAGGGAGAATTCCTTTCGGGTACTCCCAATGAAGTGATAAAGTTGGTTATTTATCTTTAGTTGATTCGAACTCCCTCATATGATGTCTCACAGTATTACCACCGTTCAGGTGAATACTCTCCACGATAGAGATTCGGGATACATTACAGGCCTTTAAAAGAAACCTGTTATTCAGTCAACCCCACAGAAAGATGTACGGTCTTTCTGCTTTTCCAATTTTCAAAAAACAAAATCTTACATACTATATATATGTATATAAATTCTCAAAATACATTTTTTTTTATTTTTTTTATATAACGATATTATCTAAATCTGCGTTTTTTTCCGCCTTGACCTCTGTATGGTTTTATTCCATGCTTTTTAGTTCCTCTACCTGCCCCTTGTCGAGTTTTTTTAACATTCCTTTTTATTTTTTCTTCTCTAAACATCATGGTGATAATCTTTCTATAACTTGTTTTTTAGGTAAAACGCCTATAAATCTATCTATTTCGATTCCATTCTCTTCTATAACTACAGTAGGTACAGAACGAACCACATATTTAGTTGCTGTATTTTCTTCTTCATCTACATCAATAAACATTACTGAATATCCTTCATTTGCTATTTCTTCCATAATTGGTTTAAACTGTTTACACGGTCCGCACCAAGTTGCTGAAAAATATTTTACCACCTTCATCTATTTTCTCCAAGTATAATATTTGTATAATATTGTTGTATTTTTTGTTTTATATGGAACATTTATTTTTTGTACAATCTTTTCCTGTAAATTCTTCTTTTGAGGTTGCATATTTTTTCTTTCTTTCATTAACCCCCCTTAACTTCGAATGCCTTTGCTTTTTCTTCATTGATTTCTTTTTTAGCTTCTGCTTTGAAATCTTTTTTTGTTCCACCAAAATAATCATAAGCGTGACCTTCTTCAATTAGAATATCATTTACTGATACCCAACCATCTGAAGATAAATCAATTTTACTATCTGGATTAGCAATACACTCAGTAATATGATCTCCCACGAATTCAGGTGATACAAAAATTTCACCAAGTACTCTACCAAATTTTCCAGTACCAAACGATTTCAATTTAAAAACACCTTGTTCTAATAATTCTTTGTTACGAGCTTTAGATGCAAGGCCTTTTGCTTTTTCTTCTAAATCTTTTGTTCTTGATTCCCACGTATCAATACCCATATATCTTACACGCTTCTTAGTTTTCAGATTAAACCCTAGATCTATATAACAATCTATAGTATCTCCGTCTACAACTTTAATTAGTTCACATTGATATTCTTTAACATCAACTTTTTTAGCCATAATAGTTACCCCCATTTATAGTTTAGTTCTACTATAAATAGGTGTATACTATACTTCTAATTTTTTCTTATAGCTATCTACAAGAAGAAGAATTCTATCCATTGCTTTTATCGGACTCTTACCTTCTGAAAGTGAGGTTACAATATGATCCGAATAAACATCAAATAATAATTTGAATTCTTTTTTGATTTCTTTTTTAGTCTTTATATTTTCCATTTTATATTTACAAAAAGCGTCCGATTTTACTCGAACGCTTTTTCTCTTTATTTGTTATTAATTTAATTAAATTAAGATGCGTACTCCGCTTCTTCTTCTGCAATTTCATCTTCATTGAAAAGATTATCATCAGTTCCATCAGAAACATACTTCTGTACTAACTGTTTAATGAAAGTTCTTTCAGATTCAGCACCACCATCAGAATCAAACTGAGGATAAACACACACTTCAGCTGCTTCATCTAAACCGAAACCATCAAAAAGTAATCCAGCCATTTCAACAGAAGTTCTTGTGGAAACACCACTTGCGAACTTACCATCTTCTGAATCAGCTTCAACTCTTGTTGAATTTGCTATCTCAGAAACAGCCTTCAACAATTCAGGATCGACATTTGGATAAAGATAAGAAAGTAATCCCATTTCTTCTTCATCATTCAGAACATCCATTTCAACAACCGTAAATCTATCCATCAAAGCCTTATCCATAACTCTTGTTGAAGTGTATTCATTACCAATGTTAGCCGTAGCTACGAAAGTAACACCTTTTGCTACTTTAATAGTGGCTTGTCCATCAGCCTCATCTAACCTAAGATATCTCTGACCTTCATCAAGAACTGTCATTAAGATATTCCAAGCATCAGGATGAGCTCTACTTAACTCATCTAACAGAACAACTGCATTTTCAGTTTGAATCGCTTTCACAAAAAGTGATTCCGAAAAGTAAGTTCCATCTTTTTTATCAAAGTGAACATTACCAATCAGAGTAGCGCGGGGATCCTGTGTTGCGCCCAAATTAAAATAAAAATCTGGACGATTCATAGCCCCAACTAATGATTTAGCTGCGAGTGTTTTACCACAACCAGCAGGACCTGTCATTAGAAGATTTTTACCACGAACAGCGCCACGAACTAAATACTTCCATTTAAGTTCCTTCATCACCAACAGTTCAGGTTTCAAACTATAAGAACTATGGATGAAGTTAAGAACTTCAGCGTGATCTTCAGGAACTGCAAGTTCCTCAGCATTAAATACTGGTGTAGATGTTTTCTCAAATTCACTCATTGGAACTTTCCACCAATAAGTTTTACCAGTTTTACCTTCACGCTTCTCCAAAGCCATTCCAGCCTTAAACGCACTCTTTCGAGTACTATTATTGATTTCTGAAGTATGTTTATTTCCTTCAGCATCCCAAGCATTGAAACGGTTTCCACTCATTTCAATTTTTACAACCATTTTATTCATTTATTATTTTTCCTTTTTTAATATTGAATTTATCTATCATTTCTTATACAAGAATATACGCATAAAGGACCATGCAAGTCAAGGTTTATTTTCATTATTTTCAATTTTTTTTAGTTCCCTTTTTACCATAATTTCGTTAATTAAAAATTTAACTGCTTCTTGTATTTCAGGATCCATCTTATCAAATACTTTTTTAATTTTTTTATTCACTTTTTTTCCACCAATGTAATTTACCATTTCCATTATCAAATGCTTCCCAACCACATTTTTTCCATATACATTTCCAA